GGATCTAACCAAGCAATTTTACTTATTCTATAAGAATTATCCTCAGTATCAGCTTTACCTTCTTCCCATTTTTTTTCTGTTGATTCTACCCAATCATATATGATAGAATTATGAGGTTCTAAAAGAACATGAGATTTACCATTATAACTCATATCCCAGATTCAAACTTTCTCCATTCAATTGCATTTTTGATTTGGAAAGATCTGTTTGAAATAGATTTTACAATCTCTTGAAGATATTCTACTACAGCCTCGTAGTAATCTACCTTTCCTTTGAGTTCTCTGATTTCATCATCAGCCTCAATAAAAGTTCGTTCTTCGTCTTTGGTTTTTAGTTTGAGTGGAAAATCTCCTTTCTCTTTATAGACATCCTCTGAAGCCTTACCAGTATAGTAGATCCACTTATTTCTCTTGAGGACTGCAAGATCACCTTGAGTCTTCTTGAGAAGAAGAGAATGTTCTGTAAGAAGTTGAAGATATCTGGAGTGAAGTGAGGGGATACGTAAAGACTCAATATCCAACTCCATATCGTTGATCTTGAGATCTCTTTTTACTCTTTGTTGTATTTCAGATAGTGTCATAATAAATTATCAAGTTGAGTCGCTCAAAGCAAGCACCCAAGGATGTTGTCGCACATGAATTGAGTGGACTTATTTTATTAAAAAATATGTCTGAGCGACTCAATACTATTTATAATGCAATTATATCATAGTATGAATATCTGAATGAGGCTAATGCCTGTAGATATTCAACGTCCGTTTGTTGTTGATTATAATCTAAACCTGACAGTGAAATTGGAAATATATCTTTAAATCTGAGTTCCACCTTTGCTATGTTTTTAGAATTAAGAATCTGTAGTGTACACTCAGAATATAAATCTTGATCAGTTGCAGGAATAGGAGTATCTGGTGCCTTTTCAGCATTAGATACATTAGTAGAGGTTGCAGTCGCATAGGATGTTCGTGAAAATGGAAACGAAATATCCGTTATCCATTTATGCAGTTCTCTATAGTTTATCAGTTCTTCGTCTACCAGAAAGGTAACATCCAATGTTTCATAAGTGATCTTATCACCTACGATTCCTAGATCCACCATTGGTGTAGGAAATAATGCTTCACCTATATTCACCCCAGGCACGTTTGCAGAGACAACAAACCATTCTACATTTGGTATCTTGTCAAGTACAATTCTAAACTGTGATGGGGAAGCGTAGTCGTATACTGTTGGTTGTCTGATAGTTGCCATTTTAAACTCCTATCAGTATTTAGGTGGGTTTGAGAGGGGAATCTCACCCCTCTCAAATAACGTGATTACATCAAGTTAGCAACTTTAACTCGGCGATAGTACCGATTTGCATTGGCACTCATCGTCTGAGCAGCAGTAGCATCGGCCTCAGCAAAAGGATTACGGGCCATTCCGTATCGGGTTTTGAATCCGATTTTTGGTTGGAAAGAATTCTCTCCGATGGCACGAACCATTTGCAATGGGACGTATGGGCAATAGAAAAGTCCGGCATCATAAGCAACTGAACCTTTATACCCAACAACAAACCACTGTTCGTTTCCTGTTGGGGAAGCATAAGGATCAACATAGACCTTATATTTACCCATCAGTGTTCCGGCAAAAGTATTTCCTGTAGTATCAACTGTCATGTTGTTACTAATTGCAGGGGCGTAATCAAGTACTCCGGCCATTTGCATTGCAGATGCAACGTCAGCAGAACACATAACAATGTTACCTGTTCCTCTACGAGTATCTACACCGATAGCATTGGCGTCACGATCTACTTGAAAAAGCATACCTTTGAATTTCTCAACTGACCAACGACCATTGGAATCAACGTCCAAGTCAAAGATGCCAGGAGTTGAAGCTCCATCTGCACCCTTTTTGGATGTGAAATAAATGGTACGAATGACTTCACGATTGATCTCAGCAAGAATCTCAGAACTCAGAATATTTGACAATTCTGTTTCAGCGTCAAGACCATGAATAGCTTTCAGATCTTGTGCAAGTTCCATTGAGTATTCTGCTTTCAGTCCACGACTCTTAGCCGTAACTGTGGATTGCTCAATACTGAAACCCATTTCTGAGAATGCAGTTCCAGCTGATCCGTCACCCAATGCCTCAGCAGCAGACAATGCCATACCTGGCCTTGCTGTGTAATTGGTTGCAGAAGGACTGTCGTTCAGTTTGCCTGGATTTGTACCAGTTTGAGCAGTTCCACCCCCAACGTCAGAAGCAGAGAAGTCTGTATCAACTTCGTCATGAAGTGCTTCGTTTGTTTCACCTTGTGCAATTGCACCTGAAACTTCGTTAGGTGAAGATCCAGTAACAGGAGCTCTTTGTGAACGCATTGCGAAAATGAGTCCTGTTGGTCCTGTCATTGGTTGAACACCACATACATCGTATGCGATCAAATGTGGCATTGCACGGCGAACTAATGAAATCAAAATTGGATTCCAATTGTCTACGGCAGCTCCACTTGCACTGTTATTAGGAACAGCCTCACCAAGGAATTGTCTTTCTTCCCTGAGATGCTTTTCTTGGTTTTCCAAGATTACTGAAGTAACGGCACGCTTGTATTGATCCTTCATCTCTGGAAGATCTGGATGATCTAATACTGGTTGCCACTTCTCTTGGAGATTTTCACTTTGAAACATATTACTCCTTAAAGTGTTTAGTTAGTAGCTTGAGTTCTTTTATGACCCTTAGAAATCATATTCATGTACGTAGACATGGTATCTGAAACAGGTTGCATTTCCTCAACTCCGTTTCCTTCTTCGGTCAATAAACTTTCTTCACCAGACTGCTCTACAGCACTAGTTCCGAAATAACTCTCTTTAATCGTTTGAAGTTTTTCCTTATAGGATTCTTCATCCGAAAATTCAACATCAGCAACCAGACCAACGAACTTTTCAGTTTCAGTATCAGTCATCCCATTAGCAACGTCAGCAATCATGGACTCTTTTACGAGTTCACCTTTTGCTTTTCTCAACTGGATATTTTCGTCCATCTGTTTGTTAAGTTTCTCTTCCAACTCTTCAATTTTTGTCAAGTTGGCTTCCAGAATGTCATACTTCTCATCTGGAACATCAATATAGTGGTCTTCAAAAAGATTTTTCAGTCCACTAATGAAGTCTTCTGCGATCTCACCTTTGAGTCCACGCTCAATAGCAAGTTCGTTTTCTTCCATCCACTGCTCAACGACATAGTTCAAGTAGTCATCAACTTTTTCTACTACATCGGTCATGGTCTTCTCTGCGAGATCTTCCATGATTGAATTATTTTCCTCCTGCATCTTCTCTAGTTCTGTGCGAACTTTAGATTTTACAGCGGCTTCAAAGATTGTTGCAGCTTTTGTTTTAAATTCTTCGGAAAGTTCTTCTCCCTCTACGAGAGCTTCAACGTCTGAAGTGAGGTCCATTCCATCAATTCTTTGTTCAATGGACTCAGAAGCAGCTTCTTTCTCCTTCTCATCTTCATCATCATCTTCTTCCTCTTCTTCTTCCTCGTCATCTTGTTCCAAGATTTGAGATCCGTAGAGTTTTTCTAAGTCTTCTTTCTTCATTCCTTTCATGTGATCTACAAGACCAGCAAGAATGTCAGATTTTAACTTAGGCATTTCTTGAACATCTTCCATTTCTTCCTCATGCTCTGTTTCTTCTGCTTTAGGAGATGCATCACTTGACTTAGTTTGTGGAGGCGATGCTTTCTTACTAGCAGGTTTAGGTGCTGAATCGGGTGAGGCCTTTTCGCCCTTTCCCTCTTTACTGGTATTAGGTTGGTCAATAGTAGGTGCCACTTCACCTTCTAGTTTCTTTGAGGCTACATCTCCCTTTTCACCACGTTTTTTTGGTTCGTCTGGAGCTGATCCTTCCAACACTTCTTCCATCTCTTTATCAAGATCAGACATATTTAAGTCTCCTTTGTAAATTTGGTTAATTATATTTATAATATTAGAGTTTTGAGAGGAACATTTCAAAGGCCTGAGCCTGTTTATTTGCGGAGGCAACTCTGTGAATTTTTGCGACTTCAGACTCCCTAAGAACTCCGTTATCCCAAATCCATTCTTTACCTTCCATGATTCCCTCTACAAAAGCTTCTGGCGCTGAAGGGTCTGCAACGATATCTCCTGCTGTTGCAAGAAAAAAATCTTTACCGACATAGTTAGTGTCGCCCTTCTTTTCAAGTGTTCCCATTCCTCTACTAGAGACTCCAAGTTTGGCACCAGCCTTAATAAGTTCCTGAACGATTTTCCCATTGGGTGTATCAAGAACTTTAGCTTGTCCTACAAAATTGTTACCTTCCTCTTGAAGACTTTCCATCATGTGCGAAACCTTATCTAAATTAACAGTAGGTCCGTCTGGATGACCAAGTTCTCCAAAGGCACGATTTTTCTGAACAAATTCTTTATTGTATCTTCGTACTTCTTTTTGCAGTATTTCCATAGGATATACACGACCATTACGATTTTTCTGTTCGGCCTGCATAAAGATACCCTTGATTTTATAGGATTTTTTCTCCCCCTCACCTTCTACAAGGTAATCAAGATTTTCTGTAACTTCTGTGATTAGTTTCATAATTTCCTTATCTTGCTCCTGCATCTACTTTAGTGTATGTGCCATTCGTTTGATTTGCCTTTAAAAACTGATCACTATTTTTATGTATAACTGTAACTGAACCAGCAGGCAAAGTGATAGAACCTACAGTAGTTCCATTTGTTCCAGCTTCTGTTCCATCAGAATCTATAACAGTTATGACTGTAATCGCTGATGCGTAAACCGCAACCGCTGTTGCTTTACCTAATCCTAAATTTGTAGCAGTTGTTGCAGTTTGTGCTGCTAATAGTTTCATTTAAATCTCCTAAATTGTAAGCATTTCTTTGTCAAAATATTTCATGATATCTTTTGATTTGACGTTATGTTTCTTTGCTTCAGCGTCAATCACTTTCTCAAAATTCTTTAAAAAATCTCCCGGCTTAGACTCTAAGGTAGAAAAAACTGAGTCAATAACCTTCTTCATCTTGGGAGAAAGTTTTTTGTATTCTGCGGATTTTTTGTGTTCATCCTTCTCAATTATACCATTATAAAAAGAATCAAACTCCTTCTTCATCGGCACCTTCCACCTCTGGAACGTGATTTGTTACCAGCTGGTTTGCGACTTCTACTCTTTTCAAATCAAGTGCATCACCAATTTTTTTCTGAATTGCGTGTTTAAACATACTTTCAGCCTCAATTTTGTTGTCATCAACAACTGCACTAACTAATTCTGGAATGCTCATAATATCTCCTATTGAAATTGATCTTCACCCTCTCCCTCTGGTTCTTCGGGATTTTCATCTTCAATCTGTTTTGACATTGTGTCAATTTCTTTTTCCGTCATTCTAAAAATATGTTTTTGTACATATTCTTTGGAAAAATATTGACCGATGAAAGGTTCTATAGTATTTAGTATATCTAATCGGTCACGCAGAAGATCCATGTCTCTCATCTCTGCATAATGACCATCTTTGAGAAACGTGTAATTTAGATGTTCTTTGATTGGACTCCAATCTTCGTCTGTAATTACACCTTTCAGTATTAACTGTGTTCTCAAAATATCATTCATCAAACCTACAAATTTCTTTCTCAGTTTGACAATGAACTTAGTGAACTTTACCTCATCTCTTGTTATTTCTGCTCCCCGGCCCAGATTGAATCCAGCTTCCTGTTCC